CGGAGCCGACCACCGCTGGATTTATCGCGAGGGAGTACCTTTTATCATTCATTCTCAAAATAAAAAGACAAAAGGTCAATGGTCGAACTTTTAGAGAAGTAAGCAAAAGGGACTACGTGGTTGTGCGTAGTCCCTAATGATACTTCTTGTGCTGTTAAGCCCTGTGGAGGTGTTGTACAAGAAAGGTATTCACTATGAACGTACCCTACAGTGTGTGGTAGTGAAAGGAGGACTGACCAAAGCCCCATCACTCCACACTTGTAGCCTATCATAAGTGTTACCTCTAATTGCATATTGTCTTTATTTATTTTTAGAAAATACTTGACAAAAGCTCTTTACTGCGTTCCGTTGGATATTATATATCTGTGCTTCGCTATAACTCATATCCTCGATGACCTCCTTCATGCTCATTCCAAAGTAGTATCTGTTCTCTAAGAATGTACGCTCAATGTCATTAGGTATCTTACATATCAATGTCCATAGCTCGTATCGTTCCTTAGATAGATTACGGAATTCATTATTAAGGTCACGCTGCGCAGTATTTAGATTAAGCTGTTGCTCTGGTGTATTCGACCGTTCGTCTTGTGCCTCCACCTCTAGGCGTTGCAGGTGTGACTCAATGTCTTTCATGCGCCTACGACTATTCAGTAGCCGCTGCAGTTTCCTAACCCCTGGATGCTTACTCCCAGTACATGACTTAGTATTCATAGGCATCACCTACGATAACGATCGCTTATCTAACTTCAAGGGTTGCTCATCCTTATTCGGAGTAAACCTGCCATTGATGTCATAAGATTCTATATTTGCCAATGCCATTTCATGTAATTCATGTATAACCCCAATAATATTATTAGGAGTTTTAGCGAATTGTTTTGCCACGGCGCACATCATCTTAACAGTCATATGAGCCGCATTTATCCCATTAACATTTTCCATTTCGATGGAACATGAATAAGCCTCTTTATCGTTAGACTCAACTATAATTCGCATTGTTTTATCTTCCATAATAGGCCTCCTATACTTCTTGCCATTCCTGTAAGATTTCACTGTACCGATACATTGTGGTATTAGTTAACTGATACGCAGCATCGTTTAAGTTATATCGATTAATCCACGCACGGTAGATGTCAGTCAAGTAGTCTTGTAGCTCAGCCTTTTGGCTAGGTGTAACCACATTATCATGTAGGTAATACACCTCTTCACCTTGGTCCGCCTCATCTTGACATCGCTTAATATCATTCTGAATAACTTCATCTACGTTAATGTGTCCTGGATATGGTACTGCACGACCTACAACAATAGTCATACCTTCACACGGTTTACATTGGTCTGCTATCCAATGTAGCTCCTTTAGTGCTTCGTCCCAGGTGTCACACACCATAATATATTCATAACGATCTAATGTGACGTATCCTCCGAATAGTGGTTTCATTTCATCACCTCATTAATGTACCTATCCAAATACCATCGTGCTTTTTTTAGGTCCTCTAGCTTATCGCCTTTAGAGCCTGCACGAGCTATATACTTAACAACATTACCAAGATGGAACGGCAACTGTTGGTCCTCAATGAAGTCTATAACTTTAATCTTGCCCTTGTTATAGTGTGAAGGATGGTCAACCGCATTAGAAATTGAAATGGGCTTCACGTCAGTGGTAACATATAAGTCTTTGGTGCTATCTGCGGTAATATAAGATTCAGTAGTTTCCTTTTTGGAAATAACTGGAGTACTTTCATTAACCTTCTTAGATTGATTATCCTTAGGTAATGCCTTTTGCTTAGGCTCACTTAATTCTGCTCGGCACGTTGGACAATTAACCGCAGGTCTGCCCTTACCAGTTTGTTCAAATGGTTTACCACATCGTTTACATTTAGTTTTCACCTTTACTTCTTTTTCTTCTTTAGGTGGCTCTTCTTTAGGCTTATTTAAAATAGCCATCAATTCATCCTTAGCACATTGCTTACAGTACCGTTCGTCTTTCTTCGCTAAGAATGTACGTCCACAACGAACACATTTTCTTGCAAGTGGCATAATCTAATCCCCCTTCTAAATCCTGTTTAATGCTTTCCATTCACTTAAGGTAAAGGTAGCTAAACCATGTTTCTTAGCAAATTCATACTCGCCATTACAGCCACGACTTGTTTGCCAATCTTCACAGAGAACTAATACATCACAATGGCTAAGTAATCCAAGACAGATATCTAACCCTTTTTGGTAGTCATCACCAGTCAGATATACATACCCATAATTATGGATAGGTGATACATAATCATGTGTTAAATCATTCAGCACTAACTCACCCATGATCACGTCAATCTTTTTACGGTTGCTTTCCTTACCACCAAATGGATGAGCAACATATACAAGTTTTTTATTCATAGCTTCAACCTTTCACTGTAGTTCTTCTAGCGTTTCAATATGAACCCATATCCCAGTCACTGGGTTCCAGTACTTTTCAGTAACTTCACTGCACACCTGGGCATCATCATTCCAATAGTTGAGTGAAGTCATACAGTCTTTAAACAATTTAATTAGGTTATCTGTATCTGGCTTAGTGGTTTTCCACTGAGCCTTTTTACAGTTAGCCTTACCAAAGCACCACTTCGTAACCAATCTAATGGGCCCTTGTATTGGATCCATAGGAGCATGTGGTGCTAGTTCTTCAGTAAATAACTTTCTGATAGCCTTTACCTCTGCTGACTCATAAAACCTTGGCGTACCATTCTTAACAGTTACCCTTTTCTGTTGGTGGGTACCTGTTGGAACTTTACGAAGAGGAATAAAGAATTCAATTACAATTTCAATCACATCCTTAATCAATATGTTTTTCGCATTTAGCCAATATGTCTTGAATAAGTGTCAATGGGATATTTGACCGTAAATTATATCTATTGCTTCCAGATTTAAAATCCTTCATCTGTATATTCGCCGGTACATTTTCCTTAAGTAGTTTTAGGTTAATATTGTTGCCAAATTTAGTTGCTTTCTTTAATGGATATCCATAGTTGTTGTAATAGGTTAGATTTTCATAAGGAATATCAAACCCTATCACATTCGCTATATATTCCCATATTCGCCCATATGCTGGGTTTTCTATCACAAACACTTTAGGCCGGTAACGCTCAATGATTTTTAACGTATTGTAGATACACATTTCACCATTGATACGTGTTAAGAATGACTTATCATATTTAAACTGATAGTTTTCATAATCGATGTGATTTCTGATTGTGAATTTACTACCTTTTTCGTACTCACCAAATAGGCTGATAGTCATATCTTTTTCTTGTTTCCAGCAAGCGTTACCACCTTTCATAGCACTAGCAACGCTCCAACTTTCACAAGGCGGACTAGCTAGTATTACATCTGGCTTATCTAAAGCATCTAATCGTGACCATAAGCATTGTTTGTCATACAAAGTATTAATTGCTAAGTCTTGGTTAACATCAGCATTATTAATCCCTATAGATATAATTTGGTGCTGCCCCCCCCTATTTTTGTTGTACTCAGCAACTGCATTTGAATAGCTACCATTTCCATCATCAAACAATCCCCATATCTTCATACATCACCTCATTCACTGTAGTTAGATCCAATGACATATTTACACTTCCTTAATCTATGTCTAATACGCTTGATGTTGTTACCAATATAAGCGCCTACATCACATTGCAAGTTACGTTCTTTATGTTGTCTATCCATTCTAGCTTTGTACATTATGTAACTCACACATGTACCATGACAGCCAACTGAACGGAGCTCGCAATTCTTACATGGAGTTTTCATTCAAAATCACTCCTTAATGTAATCTTTAATTCGATATGTTTTAGATTCAAGAACTACCCATGCTGTATTTTCATAACTATGACGCTTTTCCCATGCTTGAAATACTTTCGTTAATTCTTCGCTTAGTTCTTCAACATGTTCATCTTTAACATGTGCCATATAATTATCTGACCATTCAGCAATTTCATCATCCATGTTGATATCTGACACATCCCAAATTACTCTTTCTGCATCAACCTTTGGTACATAATGGTAAGGATGTCCAATATCCACTGTTTCATATGGCATATAGCATTCGCACATATAGCTATGATCACTATCTCCTGTTTCGTATACTTCGGCATACGTTTCTATGAAATCTTGAATAGCATCTTTAATGCTATTTTGTGGTACGCCTGCATGTTCATCGAATACCCAACAATATTTAGTTTCATCTTTAACTAACATTCATTCACCTTCTAGCATTATATTCAAAATAACAACCTCCGAAGGAAGAAAAGAAAAATCGTTATGTAAGGCAAGAGAAATTTTAAAGGAGGAGGGTAGAAAGGGGAGACTTTAGTCCCCTTTTTACCCCTTTGAAATTTTTCTCTTACATCGGGAAATTAGGAAAGAAAAACCTATATATATATATAAGGTGTTTCCTCCCTATTGTTAACCCTCTAACCTATCTACAAGTTCACCTAATTCAACTTTATAAATTGGCATTTCTTTTAAATAGTTTCTTACGGTTCTTTCACTGACATTCATAATCTCGGCTACCCGTTTTATATCCGCTCTATTACCAAAGTTACTTTCAGCAGCAGCAATATTAAATGCATCAACTAATTGCTGTTTCTTTTTCTCTTTAGCTGACTGCTTAGCCTTGTTCATTTTATTAAGGCCCTTTTCTTGAGCGTCCTTGAACATAGCCATCGATAAGAAACCACTATCATCGACTTTATGAATTGGATATTCAAACCATAGATCAACAGGTTTGAAGCGAGGGAATTCACGGAGCGTACCTTCCATTCTCCATGCAGTACATTGGTTAGTATCAACTGGAGCACCTTCAAGTTTATTTTCGTCTAGGTTCTCTGCTTCAATTTCTAGTAAGTCGATTAAAGCATCTGGGTCACGAGCAAATACACCGGAACCGGATGCACGGTCCATAGACCGCTTACCAGTTTGATTGCCCTTAGAATGGTGGTGACAATAGATGACTGCACATTTTAATTCAGTACATACCTTGTCAAATTGGTTACAGAAATTAGCCATTTGGTCAGCGCTGTTTTCATCACCAGTAATCACCTTGTAGATAGGGTCGATAATGATAGCCTTATACCCTTTCTTTTCAGCCCTACGGATTAGCTTAGGTGCTAATTGATCCATAGGTAGTGACTTACCACGAAGGTTCCAAATAGATATGTTATCTAAGTTATTTGGCGCCTGGTGTAGTGCTTCATAGACATCCTTAAATCGATGTAAACATGATGCACGATCAAGTTCCAAATTTACGTAGAGTACTTTTCCCTGTGCACAGTCAAAACCGAACCACGGTCTACCTTCTGCAATAGAGATACATAATTGGATAAGTGCGAATGACTTACCGGCTTTAGATGGACCTGCGATGAGCATCTTATGGCCTTCACGAAGGATACCATCAATTAAGCTAGGCGCTAAATCAGGTAAGTTATCCCAAAGTGCCTCTAAATCTTCCGGCTCAGGTAAGTTATCATTGACAGCAGCTATCCATTCTTCCCATTCCTTGAATGACTCTTTACCAATGTTCGTAGCGATTAAGAATTGAGGCTTGCCCGCACGCATAACACCAGGCATACGTGATAACCGGCTAGGGTTTTTGTTTTGCTTATCAACCTTAAAACCATTCTTCTGTACGATTTGATATAGGAAGTCTACTCTGGTGCGGTACTCAGAATAATCATTAGCATCGATATGCACGATGGCATGGATGCTTTTACCACCGCTATATACCATAGCTGCGATCGGTAACTCTAATTGTTCTAAGATAGCCTTTTGCTTTCCGAGTTCCATATTGTCAGACTCGATAAGTGCGAATTTGAAAGATGATACATTATCGTTCTTTACTCCTTTGCCATCTAATGCATTAAATCGTATCCAGGCGCCCGCTTCTTCGTCGAGGGTACCTATTGCATCATCAACCTTTTTATTGGCTCTCAGAGCGTCTAAAATTTGATTTTGCGTGCGTCCATAACTTCCTTTAGTCGGTGATTTAATCTCTGTACCGTCTTTATCTTGATGAGTGTAGACAGTATTTACATAGCCAACATAATCGTCTGGCTCGAATAACGCTTGTAGGTACTTTGTTAAGTCCTCTACACGTTGTTCTTGAGGGTAGTGCTTTGGAATTTCAATGTCAGATGCTTCCACCCAGGTCTTATCAATAATTTTGTATGGATCCAGATTAGCCATAACCATAGTTCCAAATGGAATAGCAGTTGCATCCCATTGATTACTGCGACTAGATGTCCACCCGTTCTCCTTAGCCATCTGAGTGATAGTTGCACCTGTGATTTGTTTACCAGTGTAAGCACCGAATGAATTCCATTTAGCTTCACATTCACCAGGATGGAACCGTTCACCGTCATTAGATGACCACTCTTCCCATACGAACATTGGATACCCTTCATGGTGAAGTGCAAGGCCTACGTTTAGCCATTCTTCGTAGGAGCAATCGACTGGGTCGATAAACTCCAATACTTCTCTTAAATCTAACTTATTCTGTTCCATTTGCACTCCTTTATGATGGTTGGTACGTTGCAGGTTTAACTCCTTTCGGTATTCTCCAACCACTAGCACTAATGCGGCTAATCATGTTAGACGCTTGTGTGTTAGTCCAAGTACCAACATTCTTAAAGCCTTTATTTTCTAAGAATCTAATTTGTTTCGGAGTGGATAACCCCTCCGCTTTACGTTTGTGTAATCTATCGATAAGCATGGATGCTTTACCTGCATCTTCAATGGTGTCAGGATTAAGACCAAAGTCCTCGATAGTTTTCTTTTGCTTATCTGTAATGCTCGATGCTTGCCAACCAAATGCAGGCACATAATGTGTTAGATCCTCAGCTTGAATAGAGAATTCAAACTGTAATGGGTCTACTAATTTGGCTTTTTTCTTACGCATGGCTGCAAGCTCTTTAGCAAGAGATGCTTCACGTTCAGCAAGTACATCACGTTCGACTTCTTCCTCAGCTTCCTCTAAGCCCATACTTGATGTTTCAAGTATCTCTGTCATCTTAATGGCCACATCATCTGACTTAGCGATTAAGTGAGCAGGTCTACATAGCGAGTGCTTTTCATAGTGCCATAGGAAGTCAAGCACCAATAAGTGGTCTTTTCCTTCGCATAACCGAGTACCACGGCCAATCATTTGGGTATATAACGCTCTTGATTTAGTCGGTCTAAGTACAATTACGCAGTCAACACTTGGGCAGTCCCACCCTTCAGTGAGTAGCAGAGAGTTACAGAGCACATTATATTTACCATTGGCGAAGTCCTCTGTAATTTCGTTACGGTCTTTACTATTACCATTAACTTCCGCAGCGTTAAATCCACGTTCAATAAGCATCTTGCAGAACTTTTGGCTCGTTTCAATGAGTGGTAAGAACACCACTATTTTTCTATCTTTATAGTCAAGTAACGTATCTGCAATCTGTTCTAAGTACGGGTCTAATACTCTACCAATATCACCGGCTTGGAAGTCACCGGCTGTAATCTTTACATTGGTAAAATCGATGTGCAGTGGTAATGTTTGTACTTGTATCTTCACCAGGTAGCCACTACTAATAGCATCACGTAGGGTATATTCATAAGCTAAGCTATCGAACACCTTGCCTAAGTTCTGCATATCTGACCTATCTGGTGTAGCAGTAACGCCGAGTATATCGGCTGTGTCAAAGTAGTTTAATATAGCTTGATAGCTACTAGATAAAGCATGATGTGCTTCATCTATAATGATCGTGTCAAAGTAGGATTTACTAAAGAGAGCTAGCCGGCTGTCACGGCATAGGGTTTGTACAGAACCGACTATGATGCGGTCCCATTTCCCTATGCATGACTGCTCAGCTTTCTCTATTGCTGTAGTCAGTCCGGAGGCTTGCATGATTTTATCTGACGCCTGTTGAAGTAGTTCTTCACGATGCGCCAGGATTAATACACGCTTACCTCTTCGGACTGCCTCCTCAGCAATTTTTGCAAAACATATAGTTTTGCCTTAACCACACCCCGTTGGAAGGACCAACAGGGTACGTCTATTACCTTTCTCCCACTCTGACCATACGGCATTGACTGCCTCTGTCTGGTAGGGTCTTAATTCCATTAGAAGCCTCCGAAGCTATCATCTTTAGGTTGAATAAACTTCTTGATTTCATTGGCAGTACCTTGTGTACCGTCATTCTTTTCATACAGTCTGTGGCTCAGTTCAAATTGACCAGTTTTTCCAATTAATAAGTCAGGATTTGCCATAAACTTTTCACCTGGTTTAGCCAAACCAGTTGCGATGAATACATTAGATACTTTCCACATCATCGAGGGGATCCAGTACAATCTTTCAGTGACTTTATTTTTACCTTGTGCACCACCGTCAGCCTCTAATGTAATAACTGCTTTAGGTGTGTTCGCCGGAATTTTAGCAGTGGCTACATCTGTGTAGCCTTTTTCTACGTTAGTGATAACGAATGGATATACACCTGCAGGAAGTAATGTAAATTCTTTTACCTCTGCTACTACTTCGGAGTTAAAACCTAATGCTTCAGTTCCCAATTGTTCAAATGCGCTGCTCATAATCTGTTACCTCGTTTCTTATTTATTAATGAATTCAACAATTTTGTCCCACATAGGGATAATCCAACCTGTTACGAACGCTGGATCATAATTTTCAAATGGAGTACCTTGTGGATATTTACCACGAGCTACAACTACAGACTGTACTTGGTCTAATGTCACACCATCTTTAGCCATTAAGTCTTTTAATGGTTTAGGGATAGCTGTTTCAACTAATGGTGTTTCATCTGCTACAGGTTTATGCTTTGGTTCGGTTTTAGCTTTTGGCTTTGGCTCTACCTTTGGCTCTTCCTTAGCTACTACTTCGCCAGTTTGTTGCTTGGCTGCCTTAACTACTTCCGGTGAGTAGTCCTCAGTGCTAGCATTGGCTAACTCATTAGCTGCAGCAGTTGGTAGTACATCATCTGGGATAACATGAGCGATTTGACTGTATTCAAATGGCATTACATCTGGTAATCCATGACGGTTTTTAGCGTCCCACGCCGGAGAGTGTGTAGCATACATTAATCGTTTACCATTGACTGCTTTTTTCTTGTTAGTAGTCGATGTAATGATTTCGTTTTTATAGTTAGCGAAGAGTACCATATCCGCCCATTCTTTAATAAGAGGAGAAGTTTGGCTACCGGTTTTCTTACCTAACTTTAATTCAAAGCGATCATATGCACCTAATTCGTCTGGTTGTTCAAACTTACGGATTTGAGTATGAGCAGTAAGCACTACATTCATACCGGCATCAATTACTTCATCAAGTAAGTTAAGGAAGCGTCCCATTTCTTCACGTACAAATACATAGCCTGTACCGTAAGGGAACTCTTCAATACCTTTCTTTTGATGTTGAGCACAGATATGCTCTACACATAGTTGCTCAGCCCAATCGACAGTATCAATGACTAATGTTTGATAGCCACCTGGCATCATTGCAAATTCCTTTACGAAGGAGATAAGCATTGTCCATGATGTAGGCTTTTCAGTACGAGCCACGTCTAGGTGGTCGGTACTGCTTTCTGTATCAATGAATACTGGAGATGGGAAGTGGCTTGCGAAGGTGGTTTTACCAATCCCTTCAGTGCCATACAGCACCACTTTTTGAGCACGTTTACGTTTACCTGTTACAATCTTCATTAAAATTCACCCCAATCATCTGTTACTTTAGGTTCTTCTGTTACATCTTTTTTAGGTTCTGCTTTAGGTTTAGATTTAGCCTTAGTAGTTTTACCTGTAGTGCTGAACTCTTCGCCCTTAATGTGGCCATCTTCAATGATGATGGAGCATTCATCAAGGTTGTTCGTAACGCGAGTGGCGATAACTTGTAGACCCTCTTTCTCCAACCACCCACCGAATTCTTTCATAGTATCGATGTCCATTTGTTCCATATTATCCATCAATACGAAGCCACACTTAGGGTTAAGTGCTCTTACAATAGCTGTGGCCACTTTTAGTTGCTCAGCACCGCTCATGCAGTCCCATTGTTTGCCGTTGTAGATAAGTACGTTTTCCTGGATAGATAGACCAGGTAGTGGCATATCCACAGACTCAAGTAATTTATTCTTACGATCACGGATATCTTGAATGCTATCCGTCAACTCATCGTATTCCTGTTTAAAGTCTGCAGCTTCTTGTAGTGCACGTTGACGTTCTTGGTTAGCACGTACTTTAGAGTTAATTTCGTCTACATTCTTAATTTGTTCTTCAAGTTCTGCTGTAGATTCATCCTCTAAATCTTTAGCTGCAGTTGTTGCGATATCATAATCTTCAGCTAGTTGTGTCTGCTTGGCTTGAAGCTCTTCTAGTTTTCGTTGTGCTTCATCAACCAAATTGTTGACTGTTACCATCTGAGCCTTGATAGCAGATACGTTATTACGTTTCTTTTGGTTCTCAGCGTTGCGAAGTAGAATATCTTGTTGTTGTTTAATGAGTTCCGATGCACTTATAGGTTCCTGTGGAACTTCATCATATGCAGGTAACTCTTTAGCGTATTTGTCTTTCTGATTAGCAATTTGCCCTATAGAATGACGTTTAGCATATACCTCCTGGTATTCACCTTCGAGTTTCTTTAACTCGTCTTCTACGCCCAATAATTGAAGTAATTCATTAGCCTTTTCTTTGTCACTCATTTCCATGAACTTAGGGAGGTCTAAAGCTAATTGACCAATGAAGGTATCTAGGATTTTCTGGCCAGATTTCTTACCTTCTGGATCAAGCACTTTAAGAGTGCTATTAGCACCAGTTCGAGTTACTACCAATCCATTGGATAGCTTTACTTCAAGTTTAGGTGGATTATAACTACCTTCACGTGCAGCACTGGAAGGCTCAAATTTAGCACCCCCAAGCGCCCAGGCAATAGCGTCAAGAATTGATGTTTTACCTTGTCCATTCTTACCACCTATAACAGTTAGGCCATTTTCTGTAGGTTCATATGAAACAGCTTTAACGCGTTTCACGTTTTCCAATTCAAAAGAATTGATTTTAATTTTGTCCATTATGTTTACCTTTCTTGTATTAGTAATCTTGTACTTGGAATATTGTTTCTATTGGAACTCTAAGTCCATCTGCAATTAGGACAGCTGTTTTAAATCTAGCTACTTTCTCGTCTCTTAAATAGCTATACAGTGTGACGTAATGCACTCCACATATTTCAGCAGCACCTTGTACATTCAGCTTCCTTTTAGTCAGCAAGGCTTTAAATTCATCATGCTTTAACTTATATCCGAACCTATTACCCCATGAGTTTTGCTTTATAGTCGTATGCTTAAATATGGAGTTAAAGGACATTCGTAGGTTTTTAGCTATGAGTTCTGCAGTAGATATGCGGCAACAGTCACCGCGATTTAACTTGATAATTCTAGGACTAATACCGACTTCATGACACCATGTAACAAATCCGTATGGCGTTCGTTCATAGACTAACTCTTTTAGGTCTAGACCCTTTCTTAGTACAGCCATGTGCATCACTGGATGTGGGCCACTATAATCTTTCATAACTAATCACCTCACCAAACAATACAGGTATTTCAACCTTAAATACCTTAGCTATGGCGTGAGCTGTGTTGTAGTCCACCCGGTTACCAAGTAGTAACCGTCTAATGGTAGACTTTGATAACTCAGCAGCATCCTGGATAGCCTTTTGAGTTTTGAACTTATCTGACTTATCGTTCCATAGCTTGTAGAACACATCTTGGCGGAGTCTGTAGTTACGCTCAGTGCGTGCCATACAAACGTTCCTTTAGATATTTAATCCGTTCATGTTGGGTAGCGGATATGATCAATAACCCACCTAACATGATTTGCATTAAGAATCCCCCGAATGATACTCGGTCAAGTTCTAGAGAGCCCATAGATCCGATGATTAGGATAAAACCAATTACTTTTATCGCTGTAAGCATTTATGTACACCTCGTATAATTAATGAATGTGAGCATCTTTGAACTCTTTATCAATTCGGCTAGCTGTCCATCCTAGTGTGTTAGCAAGATAGAACCGGAAGCCTTCTTTATCAATGGAGAATGTTCTGCCTTTCTTCCCCTGGCATTGCCAACATTGTGCGAATGGGAATTTGTCCCTGGCGATACATTCACGAACTGCTGTCATAGTCCATCCTAGTACTGTAGCCATTTGGCATACTGCGATTGTCTTTTTAATCATGGTCATATACTCCTTAATGATGTATAATCATCTTAAATCGAATTATTTTTTTGATTGAGCCTCTTCGGTATTTGCGGTACCGAGGGGGCTATTTTGTACGCCTAGCGTAGAGTGTTTGACCATTCTGTCTAACAGGTAACGCCCGTTGCTTAGTGGTCATTTCTTGGTGCGTAGATACCAATGCGATCCTTACACTAATTAGGTCTGCTACGCTTTGGACTTCTTCCAAGTAGCCATTATCAAGAGTACTTATGGTGTATCTATCTAATGCTGCGACTACTGGAGCGATGTCCGGTATTTGTTTATTCATAGTGGATACCTCCTTTTATAACTCAATTCGATATTTCGTATCACTCGGTAAAAAAAAGAACTTCAAGAGGAATGTCAGCCCCCATAAGATTTTTAATCCGTACGCATTCATCATAAGTTAATGGATATTTACCGTTTAACTTATCCAGAATGGTTGCGTATCGAACTTCTAGCTTGTCCGCTAGTACTTTTCGACTCCAACCTAGTCTTGCGAGTTCGGCGTTTAGATTTGGATACATGTATTCACCTCCCTTCACCATCTCTTAGAATACGATATTTCAATAGTTATAATTCGAAATATCGTATTTCTTATATTATCATCATAATACGATATTCCGAATTTGTCCAGTTTAAGCTTGTTTATGATTTATTAACGAGTATTTTAATTACGAAATATCGCATTTAAATATTGATATTTCGTAATTGATGTATTATTATATATATGAGAGGACTTTATGACTAGAGGTGATTACTATGCCGAGAGAACAATTTTTAAAAGAAAAAATATTAGAAATAGATACAATTAAAGGGTTTGCCGCTAGAATTGACATGCCTTATACCACTTTATATTCTATTTTGAATAACGTAGGTGGCGCATCTATAGATAACGTGTTAAAAATTTGTAAGGGGCTAAATATTCCTGCAGATATATTAGAACAATTTGATAGCCAAAATACTTTTAGTTATGATGAAGAATTAATATCTTTACAAAGGAACTACAAAGGTTTAGGTAAGGCTGAAAGACAACAGTTAAATGACTTTATTAGGTTCCTAAAGTCAAAACATGATTCGAATATGCCAGAGGATGATGATCTTGACTAATAATCTTGTAAGTACGATAAAAGAGGCACACAATACACGTAAGTTAATAAGTGATGAAATTAAGCTAACACCTAGAATGGTAATTGAATATTTAATAAAACAAAAAAATGTTTGTGTTAAAACTTATAAACAAGGTGCGCAAGCTCTCGGAGTATCCTCTTTAATAATAGGAATGTATACACAATCATCCGATGCAGCGACCTTATATTTACCTAAAACAAATGATTTGTATATCTTATATGATTCAGAAATAAAAACAAAAGAACGTAAACTGTGGAGTCTATGTCATGAAGCTGGACACATAATTAGGGGGCATCATTTACAGAAAATGAGTGATCCAGAGTTAGTCAAATCCCCTATTTTAGAGTTGGAAGCAAACACATTTGCTAGGGAGCTATTAGCGCCTGCCACTTTAGTATATGGTTTTATTTCTAGGTATAAAACAGAGGGTCCTAATATTGAAGATTTTTACTTTGCCTACAGGTATGTTTTTGGGTTAAGTAAATCAGCTGCTGCATTATCTGCTAATATACTTTCACACGAGGGCCATCAGATTAAAAACGATTTATCTCTAATTCAACAGTATGGCGTCAAGCTAAATAATCTATTTCCTTATATTAGTACGCAAAGAGATTACCATTATTTAGTATCAGCTATGTGTAAAACGGAATACGACCACGTTAAGAGAGCTTACGATTTAAATAAGCCTTTTAGGGAGGGCCTATTTAGTCGTTTTAAGTTTTAAATTTAAGGAGAGATAAGTATGAACAAAAGAGTGTTAGTAACAGCTGTTTTAGGGGTAATTATGGCTGTATTAGTAGGGTATGTAATAACTGATTACCATCAAAATACATCTAATCAAGTAGCTTATGCCGCATCAGAAGAGGCTCGCAAAGCGCAGGAAGCAAAGGACAAAGAAGCCGAGCTGACGAAAAAGGCTGATGCAGAAAAGGAAATATATACTATTCTAAACAACACAAACTTTGAATATGATCAAGTAGACAGGGAATATAAATTCTACAGTTCTAGTCAAAGAGCGATACAACCGAATAACTCTGTATCATGGGTTGCTTTCGTAGACTCCTCGGGTCATTTAGTAGGACCTTTTGTCAAATTTGTTACATTCTCCCCATTAGATATATCTACAAATTGGATATTTTGGGATAAATTAACGTTCTCCAGTTCTGCAGGTAAATATGATTACACCATGCGTGGCGTCATTGCGGGGCAAAGCGGTGGAGGCAAAAATATCAGATTAGATGATTCCGGAACCTATGAGTATGCCTTGCTAACAATCCCCGAAATAGATGAAGGATTGCGCATCTTAACGCAAGGTGATAATCCAATCATCAGATATCGAGGGTCGCAATATTATAAGGACTACTCCCTATCCTCTGAAGAAGTTGAACAGTTAAAGACTGCGCTAACTTTATACAAACTCGGAGATATTGTTGATAATAACTTAGATGTAAATAAGCTATCTAAATAAAATAATACCCCTATCACACGATAGGGGTATTTTAGGAGGTATATATTTATGGCTATGAAAAGAGCTAACGGTTCAGGAACCGTATATAAAATGAAGCACAAACAGTTACGAAAGCCCTACCGGGCGGTAGTAACCTATGGCTACGATGCTAACGGCAAGGCTATTCGTAAATCGGTAGGCACATTTGCTACACAAAAGGAAGCTTACACAGCCCTTGCCCTCTACTCTACCAATCCACCGCAAGAAGAGCAACGTAAAATTACGTTTGGCCAATGCTTTGAGTGGCGGATTGAGGAAGCAGAACGCCAGGGGTTGTCTGCTGGTAGAATGAAGATTATCCATACAATACAAAAGATGGTTAGCCATCTTAACAATATCGAGATGAAGAATATGCGTGCTGCACATTTCCAGCCTATATTTGACACCTCTACGCATACTAAATCGTATCAAAAGCTAATCAAGGCTATCATAGTATCTGTAGGCACGCTGGCCGTAAAACAGGAAATCATACCTAGGAACTATTTCTCCGATATTATCATTAATAAGAATGCTACGCCAATCAAGAAGGCTAACATTTTTTCAAATTCGGCCCTCTACGCTCTTTGGCAACACTCCGACGATATAATTGCCAAGCTAACATTGATATACACCTACACGGGGCTCAGATTGAACGAATTGCAGACTATGAAGCTGGATAATATCCATTTGAAAGAACGATACATGATTGGCGGCTCTAAAACAGAAGCCGGTAAAGACCGTTGCATACCTATCGCGGAATGTATCTATCCGTTCATCAAGGAACTATATCAACAGGCTCAATTTAAGCGTGTAGAGTGCCTTTTAGATAAGGTGATACATAAGGACACCTACCGGCGTGAAATGCAGCGTATGTGCCAAACTCTTAATTTAGGAGAACACAAACCGCATGATACACGCCACACCTTCATATCGATGTCCAGCAATATTGGAATCGATGAAATTATCATCAAGCGGATCGTTGGTCACTCAAGTAAGGATAATATAACCCAGGAAGTTTACACGCACAAAACGATACAACAATACATTGATGCGGTTAACCGATTACCACACGGCGAAGCCCTCCTAAAAGGTGAGCAACGGTTGAGCAACGCTAGCGAAATATAGTGATTTTTGCAAATTTTGAAAAACAAAAAAGCCAGTAAACACTTATGTTTACTGGCTTTCTAAGTTTGCGTTCTTATTCAGCGGAGAGTATTTTAAAAGTTCATTTACCCTCTCTATTACTGCATTTTGTGTATTTTAGGTTGAGCAACGGTTAAGCAACCGTTACAAATTTTGCAGAGATTTAAAGGGCTATTCGATCTTAGTATCGTTTTTTGTTTCACTAGAAATTAGTACCTCTTCACCATATAGTCGTTCCATCCCTTGACGAGTTACAAGCCAATTCTTACCCGATTTTCTAGCTTCATCATCGGTAAACTGTTTATTTGCGTATCTCTTTAAGCAGCATTGCTTAATGGAATCGGCTGGCACATTCCATCTTTCGCCAGCCTCTTGCGTAGTCATTACATCGTCTAGTTTCATTACAGTACTCCTAATATTGCTAATAGATTATATACAGATAATACAAAGGCAATAATACTGATTATTAAAGTTACTCTTGAAATCATATGCTCGCCATTGTTATAATAGTTAGGAAGAGTGGGGCTCTTTCGAGCCCCGGTGGTTACTGATTTAATAACTGTATTATCGCGATTGCTAGTTGGATAAACGCTGTTATTATCGGTAGCCACTTTTTTATTTTCTTCCTTAACTTCTTCAATGGCATCACCTCCTTCCTTATGTCTATATTATAACACGTTTTCGTGTTGCATGCAATAGTTTTTTTGTTATTTTTTAAAGAAAAAAGAGCCTACTAACTTAGAATATATCTAGGTTGGTAGGCCCTTTACTTTTTAACTACAAACAATTGCTTTACTACTCAACTGACAACTAATAGTTGATAGTTGCGCGTATCCACCATTACACGCTATGGAGATAATTGGATCACCTCTATTTCATCGTCGAATTGATATTCCGATTATCGCTCCCGCCCCTACCACTTGAGATAGGTTGCGCTGCATCCGTAGTCGTTTGATTGTTCTCTTGTCGTTCTCTATTTGCCCTTTCAATTCGGTCAATGAGTTCTGCATTTCGGACAAGGTAACTTCTTGCTTCATGGATAGCATTTTGGCTTTCATTAATTCTGTTTCCAATGTCGATATTGTATTGTGTGCTTCGTTCAATTCTTCCCTTTGCTTCATGACTAAGGACTGTGCCTCGGTCAATGGCAGACTGGATGTCTCGATTAAGCTTAATGCTTTCTCGTTGTTGCTCTTGAGCTCGTTCCACTGCGTTAAGGGAATCGTTATGGTTGGTTCCGCTTGGCTCGTGGAAGATATACCAGAGGCAAAAGATGGAGAGGAGCACAATAGCACCGATAATATAATAAAGCTTAGGATAGCCAGTAACTGTAGACTTGATTTTTTCATACATATATACCCCCTATATATTACTACCCCATTGCTGAGCGTAATATTTAGCTTTCATTCGTATTACATCGCCACCACTACCAGGTTCATCACCTTGGGTAACTACCCATAAGTCCCAACGCTCACATGTAGTAGTTGGTCCGTATGGATCATGTGCGTAAAACCCGTCCATGTTATCCGCTGCTTCAGCATGCGTTAATACATTACTGATACTAGCAGGTAGTCCTAGGTCTACACATAACACTGCTACCACTTGCGCTAGCGTTTCAATTTGTGCAGCAGTCGGTGGATAATCACCTAAGTCATTTACCCATTGAGCTCCATAGGCACAATCTAAGGATATGCCTATAGCTCTGCCATTACGCATCCATGTGTGGCTTTTGTGGTCTGTCAATTCACCATCAATGTAAATATTCCCGCACCCATCAATGTTAATGTGGTAATCGTCAAACTGTTGGTTGTATCGACCTGCAGTCCAGTGTATGTACACTTTATCGATGTAACCTACAGCCCTACTGCAATAGTCGTTTAAGTCGCTTAAACTAACGTTTATCATCCGCACTCCCCCTTTCCATCACAGGTGGTACCTTTGGTTGTTCTTCTAGCTTATCAGGGATACCGTTATTATCCTTGTCTATCCAAAGCGCTAAGAACCCTACAAGGGCAGTTAGAACGCTTGGGATAAAGATATGATCAATGATATTAATCCCTGTGCTAATTAATTTCCCTGTTTCATCGGATACATGCCCTTGGACAAACGCCATTACGTATTCGATGACTACTAACATAATTGGTACTAGCATGACGAGGACTAATGCCCTCGTCGCTAATACACCTGTAGGGTGGATATTGGCCACCCTAACAGATTGAAATACTTTCTTAGCGCTGTCCATGAGCCGAGGTGGTATGTTCATGTAATTCCTCCCTTAACTCATTAATTCGCTTTTCCATAGATTCGAGCCGTGTGGTTAACATCATAAAGGTAGCTGCAGACTCAGTACGTTCAATACGTGACTGCTTCATTTCGTCTTTAAGCTCACCTAGTGTATCAAATAATGTATTCCACTTGCCCGTGAATTCTACGCTATCCTGTTTCCGTTGCGATTCAATACGGTCTAATAGCGGAACTATCAGAAGCCGATATCCTGCACCTGCTACAATGCCTACGATAGTTAATGTCGTAAGCAAATCGTTCAACTCAAACTGCCAAGTCCAGATGAGATATACACCCCCTTACTCTGTGCTAACTAAGGACCCGGTATAAATTATTACGCTGTTGGAATGCCGATTTTATTATAAATACCATCATTATAAATAATTGTGTTATTGTCAAGAGTAACTCTAATTGCTCTATCGCCTGTATTAACTGTGATTGTACCTTGAATAAGTGTAGTGCCAAAATCAATGTTCTCTGGTCGTTTCACAATAAATGTTAAGCCGTCATATTTATTGCTTGTCTTTTCGTCGCCATCAATAATTGTTTTCTTAGTATTACTGATAATTTCAATCGTTTCAATATCTCGCTTATCCCATTTACCCAACCAATTAAAGGAACCGCCGTTATAACCGCTCAAACGTAATACTAATTTCTTACCAAATTTAGTAAACTCTGCACCTGTTGCGTCTGTGTAAGTATCATCGGCTGTTGTAGGTTCAAGTCCTTTAATAGAGATCACGCCGATTTCTCTGTCGGCTAAATCGTAGTAAGTGCAGTTAATATCATCTTGACCGAACGCAGGAATTTGAACACGCATATTGTCAGATACAAACTCTTGTTTTGCACCACCATTGATAGCTACTTTAAAATGAGGCTCGCCTTTAAGGTCGAGGAATGTTTGACCTTGTACAGGTTGGAAGTATTCGAGTTGTTTGAATTCCACGTGGATAGTATCGCCTAAAATCTCTACTAGCTTAGCCAATACTGTATCTACGCTTGCGTCAGGCAAGTATACATTTTTATTTTTCAAAAGTTCTGCTGCTTTTTCAGCACTACCCGCATCACCTTTAGGGCCTTTTACGCTTTTGAGAAATTCGCCATCTTTCTTTAATATTTGAGCCGTCTCTTCCGCGCTACCTTTATCGCCTTTAGGTCCACGTAAGCTATCTAACCAGGCTTGCTCATCACCTTTGAAGCCGTGAGCTACTGCGATAGCATAAGCAGATTTACCCAAGCCTTCCAACAATGGTAATGTTGTTTCTTTGTCAAATTTGATTGTTAAAGTATTGTTTGTTTCAGCCATGATAAGTTACCTCCCCTTTAATCATGCATTGAAATATCCGGCACGATCGTAATCGTACCTTGACCAATCTTTAGCCAGTGTTCATCGTTATAAAGGAATGCGTCGTAGATATAATCGCCACCCTTTATTTTCTTCTCCGCTGACTCTTGGCCAGAAATAAAAAACCTTACCTGTTTTGACTCTACCACAGAATGCAACTCTAATATCATATTGTCATATGGGCGCTTGCGAATTTTACAAGCGCCTTTATATTGACTTAATGTCATATCGCTATCTGGCGGTACAACATAACTGATAGAAAAGTCATTGCCACAGTTTAGGGTTAAATCTTGTTCGACCATATATCCTCCTTATTGTCGTGCAATAACTAATACGTGTAGTTCACCGTAGTAATAAGACTCGGTGTAGTAATCATTGTGTTCGCTGCCAGAATAGCTAGAGCTATTAGACTCTACCACCGCTCGCCGTTTTCCCAAAAGCCCTACATTCATCTTATCGTCGCCATTCATATAGATATCGCATCGGCCTATATATCTGCCTTTTTGTTGTTCGTATTCTGACTTACTAATCTTGTATGGTGTGCGATTTTCAAATCTAGGTACCTTGTTTTTATAGTAGTTATAGTTACTGTCAAAATAACGTTCAGTCATTATATAACCAACAGGAACAAACGTACATTGATTTTCATTAAACCCTTCCGGTAGTGGACACCAGTCACCATGACGTACTTTGTAGATTTGTACATCAATGTTTCTGATTTTAAACCCGGCTTGCATGATAGACTGAGCATCAATACGTGAGCCGGTAATATTGGCCCCCACGATGTTACCATTGGCGTCAACTTTGAATGTGCCAGTTTTATTTTGGATCGTACCGCCGATAATCTTACCGCCTGTTACAGTCCCAAGGTTACCACTGATCGCGCTTAACTCTCCGACGTCCATCTTATCTGCAGACACGGCTTTAGCAGCGAGCATCCGTTTAGTAATAATGTTGTTATCGAATAGGGCATTCCCAGTTACATGAAGTAACTTGCCGTCAATTCTTGTTCCTGTAGAACTCAAATTGATACGACTGATTAACTCATCACCATTTAATGCTTTTAATTTCAAGTCAATGCCGTTTTCTAATTGGCTGAATTGAGTAGCCATATTAGTAGTTAAGTTTTTAACTTGAGTAGAATATGCATTAGCAGTCTTTGTGAGCTCTTTAATCTTATCGTCCATAGCCTTAATGCCAAGGGATTCCTTGTCAATTAAAGCCGGGTCAATACTAGCCGGTACAGAGCTACCAATAATATTGGAGTATGTACCTTCACCAAACACGTCAACATAGGCAACTTTTACATCAAATACACCTGGGTCATGAGGTATCATATTTACGTTTGTAGTAACGAAATACTTCTCGGTGCCGATGTAAATGTTAGCCCCGATACAAGTATCCGGTATGCTATCAAAGACCACGCTCACGCCTGTAATATTGCCTTTAACTTTGACATTCGTCGGAGCTTTAGGCACTACTGCGTTATAGTCAAGTCTTAGCGCCGGACCATAACCTTTAACAGGATTGTGTGCGTAAATGAATACTGCCCCTCTACGAGCGGATAGCTTAATTTCAGAGCGAATATCTGTAGTCTTGGCTAGCAGATTATTTGACTGGCCAACATTACTATCGAGTCGCACTTCGTAATAATCGATGTAGGTATTCTCTACTGGGTCCCATGCAGCTGTGATTGTCTTACCGATTTTCACCTCACCTCGAGCCGGTGCTTTAGGTGTAGCCACACTCTCAGCGGATACACTCGCTGTGATACGCGCCTCAGCCTTACCGCTTTCATTACCGGATGTATCAATAGCAGATAACTTGAATTGGTAATTACCGGTATTAGGAATGAAGTAGGAATAGGATGTACCGCCTATATGTTTAATCAACACTACATCGTTACCGTCATATAGCGTGTATCCATGTAGGTCTGCCTCTGTATTAGGTTCCCATGATAAGTGAAGTACGCTACTATTTACTGCGTCCTGCGTCACTTTAAAGCCTTTAGGTGTAGCCGGCGGTATTTCCTTACCACTCACATACACCGCACGCTCTACGCCCTCATATGCAGTACCAGTATTGTTAGTGCATACAATCTTGACGTCGTAGTTAACGTCAGTTGCTACGCTTGGAATAGTCACGCTAGTAGCACTACCGTCTAATACTTTGAACTGTTGCCATTCCTTAGCAGTTACAGGCTTATAATATACGATGATATTTTTGGCCACTTTATCCCTTGGCAGTTGCCAAGTGCCATTGATATCACAAAGTACAGTACCGTCTTTTAATGTCTTGACGTCAGCTAAGAGCACTAAGTTAATAACCTTAATTACATCGGACTTTGTTGTGTAGTCGATGATTGGCACTGATCCATCATCACCGGCATACAACTCAGGGTAGTATTCGATACAGGATATCTTACGAGTCATTTCAGAGTTGGACTTGCTAATGGATAATACCCTAAACGGTTTAGCTTCCTTGGTTGCCTCACCATAGGTATATAAATCGTCTGTCTGAATAACTGCATTACTAGCAAGCGTTAAGGTCTTACCGGTCACGCCAGTTACGTTGTAAGACTCTAATGCATCCGTTTTAGCGTTACGCACCATGAGCCTATAAGTCTTACCTTGTTCAAAAGTAACCTCTCTATCAAGAGTTACTTTATTACCTACAGCAGACTCTACACGGCCACCTTGCCCCCAGTCTGTCACATCATGCTGTAATAGGATTACATCCCCTATCGTGCACGCTATGGCGTCTGTGAAAGCCTCGAAGGTACAAGTTCGCACTTCGTACTTATTCGCTCTTAGGTAGTGCTTAGCGTAATTATAGGCTTGGTCTACATCCACACACCCCATGAGTTCGACTTGCGCCGGACTAGCAAGGGATGTAGTCACGTCATACTCTTCACTAAATACAGGAAGTACATCGCGTTCATAGTCTTTAGCTTTATTGAGGAAAGATACCTCGATAGCGTTTGCCCTAGATGAGGTAGCCTGGAACTCTTCCATAAAAGAGTCCATCTTGATATTACCTACAGTAAATAACTGAGTAGGTGTAGCAGCATAGTCATAAATACAACTAAACCGAGTTCCTAGAGGTATTACCTTACCTCTACCTACATTCTCAGCATATTTAAGCGCATCCCATACTTGGCTAGCATTGTCGTAAATGTAGTTAAATGTAATATGCTTTTCATCGCACTTATCAGCCCACGCCTTAAATGCGTCATATACGAAGCGTTCACGAGGAGCGCCTTTAACTACATACTCATCGCCAATCTTACGGCAATGATGAAGGATATCGTAACAAGCCCACGCCGGATTATTAGCCGGTTTAGACTCATACGCTCCGGTGTAGGTATTGAATACCCATACTGTTTTACGTTCTTGTATCCATGTTACGTTTGGATCATTACCATTTAATTGGTCAGTAGCTAATGCTTTAATACCGATAAGAACCTTACCAGGATGAATGAAATCGTCATAGACAATCTGAGTTAACTGAGACCAGTATACTTTGTTCACATGCCGGTTAGAGTTACCATCCTTATGTGCACATCGCATACGGACTTCATATTGCCCTGGTTCCTTTACATCGAACCGGAACACATGATAGATAGCCTTGTTTGAGCTATCCTTGATAACGCCAGTATATTGACTATTGTCGATAGATGTTCTTGAATGACTGTTCCGTTTAAACCAGCGATTATCTGTCTTTTCGAGCATGGCACTTTGGCCACCATTGTTACTTATCGGTAATGGTATCCACTCTGCAGAACCAACTTTACGATAACCACCCTCAATAGTGACTGACGTTTCACTTAGTCCGCCCTTGTCGTTTGAATAGTACAAACCATTAGGGAGTGATATAGTAACCTCTAGCGCGGTAGATAAGTTACCTTGCGTTTGATGTATTGACCAGTCGTTGGTAAGCTCATACGTCAAAGGTTGGTCAGCATAGTTATCATTAAAGTTAGGGATAATCTCTTGGTCATTTGTGCCAAGTCTTACGTCGAGTTGAACTTCCTTGTAGTTGCCGATAGGGTTACCGTTTAATTTAACGTCCGTTATGGCGTCGATAGGGCCCTCTCCGGCACAGTATAATAGGTTAAGATATTGTTTTTCACCGTCACTTGTTACGTGGCGTGATATAAGCATACCGGCACTTTTACACTTACCATAGGTAATAGCTAAAGGATGACCTTGGCCAATAACAGTCTGTGCACCTTGCCACCCATACGTAGCGGACTGCTCTGTATTAGAGCTATCTGTCTTAGGTGCAGCTATTTTAGATATGATCGCATTACCAATCATCCCTATAGCCATTGCTGCGAGAGTACGACCTAATACGCTTGTAATACCGAATATCGCGCCGGAGGCAATACCGGCAGTCGCAATAGATAAACCAATAGATAACAAGATAGCGAATGCTTGCTTTTCTACCTTTGGTAATACCACTACATAGGCTTCATCTGTAGGTGATGCGGTATCATCTACTAACTCGCCATTAATGGAGAATACCCAGTTCCCTGGTTCAGTAAAATACTGGTTAAGCTTCTTACCTTCAACAAAAGGCACAAGAGTCTCTTGTCTAGTGGTAAGGTCGAATGGGTTTCGAGCAATTACTAATCTAATCATTTTGAGCCTCCTTGTGCCTGTACACTCCTAATATACGTTTTCTTAATCTGTCCATTGGTACGATACATACGCCCGCATATTCGGTAGAATGTATCATCTTACCTTCGCCGACATACACTGCGATATGATCAGCATTATTACTATATAGGTTCATGACAATTATGTCCCCTACTTCCGGCTCCTTGACTTCGTGCCAGGGAGAGTTCATATCTGGCCAATACGTTGCGTATGGCTCAAGTTGAATACCGGCTCTCTTGTACACCTCTACCACAAGCTCCCAACAAGGCAACTCTTTCCACGGAGTCCCTACTAGGTTATTTAGAGTTAGATTCATACAATCCCCCTTGTGGTATTGTTGGCTCACCACCAAATCTAACGCTGTTATTTAACTCACGACAGCGTTTTAGAGTTTTGTTACATGATTGTGCATAACCTTTATAACCACACTCTACAGACTTAAATTTAAAAGGACAGTAGTCTTTCATCACTCGAACAGGTGGGAACCTACGAGAAAATGAGAAGTCTGTGCCTAATGTGAACACTACCCAGTCTGCTTTAGATTGGGATGCATTAATGATGAACGTTTCTTCTAGTTCAATAATGTCCGGTAAGTTAGTATTAAATATTCGAATATTGACCTCACAATCTGTGAGGCCTTTATTCTTTTCTACTAACCGTTGGATAGTACCGGTTACATTCGCTACGGAGAGTTTAACGTTAGGCATCTGCTTAGTGTCCTCGTTGATATCCTCTAGTTTGAATGGGAAGGCAGTGTACTTCTTACCGGCTAATGTTAAGTCCTCTGTGTTATTCACAAGGAGGATATTTCCTTCCGGATGGTGAAGTTCAATAGCCATTACCCATGCTCCAGTGGAGGATATCTTATTCTTTTCGATAATAGACGCAGTTGATAACGTTAACATCTAAGCCTCCTGTAATTGAATAGAACCATTCCATATACCATAATCACTAGCGGAGAAGTGGAGTTGGTCAGCGAACCTTACTCTTACCTTCGCTCGTGTCTCCGGATGTGTCCAAAGGAATATCTCTGCAGTATTAACCTGGTCAAAGAAATTCCTTAGCTTGATATATTCCGAAGTCGGTATCTTATAATTCACTGAATATGATCGTAACGCTTTCGTAGTTTTACGATGTGTTAACATCGTCATGTTTTCTACCTGAGCCTTACGACTTACATCCGGTGTAGTTTCATCGATAGGGTATATCGGATATCTTATGTTTGGGAATTCTAACATACGCTATACTGCGGCTGCCTTAATGGCATCACGCATACCTCCTTTGTTCGTCATAAGACTAGATACTACTACATCAACTATCATTTGTTCGCCATCAAACTTAGTTTCCTGTTGTTGGCTATCTAGTTGTTGGCCAGATTGATTAATGATGTTAACCGTTACTTTACTAGCTCCTTCACCGCTAATCATCTTACGCGTTTGGCTTGCGTTGTAAATGCGATGAGAAGAGTTGAACTGTAAGAGCTCTGGGCCATTCTCACCAACCAATGTCATACCTGCAGGAGCAATACCACCGCTTGCGAACTTACCGAAGCTATTACCTGTAAATGCTGAACTGAAAGAACCGCCACTTGCAAACGAAGATACACCGCCACGACCGGCGCCAATAGCACCGATACCGCTTACCACTCCACCGAATAGGCTTTGTAGCTTAGGTTGTACATACTGTTGGAAGGATAGGTTAACAAGCATTTTAATAATGCTATTCGTAATATCTTTAAAGATATTTTTAAGCCCCTTACCGAATGACTCAGCACCAGTTGCAATGTTTTCTAGATGACTAGTAAATGAGGAGTTAATACTGCTCATCGTACTATCAAAGGTAGACTTAGCTAGGTCGCCATAGTTCACTACCTCCAAGCTATACTGTCTAGCACCTTCTTGTAGGCTAGTGCGCAAGTTACGTCCTGCCATTTCCCATAGTTTTTGCTGAGCTTCAACGAGGTTCTTTTCTACTTGTAAGCGTTGAGTAGCGCTTAGCTGAGCTTCATTAAGTTCTCGTTGAGCGAATTCGATGTATGCTCGCAACTGTTCATTAAGTACTTGGTCTGCATCCGATTGAGATATCCGTCCAAGCCTTACTAAGTTAGATTGACGTTCAGAATCCTCGTTGAGTTGCGTATATGCTAACTCTCTGATTTTCTGTTCCGTATCAGCAGTAATCTTTAGCTTCTCAGCATTAGCTTTCTTTTCGGCTAATGTCTTATCGCCTACTGCCTTTGTGTACTCACGAACATTATCGTCAATTTGAGCCTTTTGGGCTTCGGCTTCCGTCTTGAGTAATTGCAAGCGATCGCCTGTGCGTTCAAGGTCAAGTTTTGAGATTTCCTCGTTCATCTTACGTACACGTATTTTTTGATTACGGTCAGCTTCTTCGAGTTTCTTTTGATACACTTCCTCGTTCTTAGCCTTAGCTTCTGCTACAAGGTTGGAGTTAGCCAACGCTTTAGCATTAGCATTTTTTAAGGCATCGACTGAGCTACTCCATCCGCCGCCAACATTACCGCCATACGCTTTTGCATATAGTGCTGTATCTACATAGCCTGTTGCAGTCCCAAAGTCACCTTCAATAGAGCTAGATTGAAGTACTTGTCCAGGTCCCACGCCACCAGGTCCATGAGAGTTTGCGCCAGTATAGCCACCATTACCATCGGCAATAACTACATGGTTATCGCCAAGTACAACTACACCATCACCTGCTTTAGGCACGTATCCGTCGCCTACATCATGCCATGCACCTACAGCTCTAGCATCACGCATAATATCAGGCACATATCTAGGAGTGCTAATACCAAACGATTCTCTAATGCTATCGGCAAATAGTTTGCCACAATCTGTAGCCCAATCACCTTCTGCACCTAATACGTACTTCTTGCCTAATTGAGCATTAGCTGCATCTAGCACACTTGCCGCTTGGCCAGTACCACCGCTACCATTTAAGCCGGCTGCAGAACGAATAATCTCACGGATGTTCTTATTATTCGTTTCGTATTGATTCTTAGCGTTGAGCTTGTCGATTTCATATTGGCTACCATCAATCTCTAAAGATTGAAGAGTAAGGCTACGAATAAGTTCATTAAGTCGTTCTACAGAACTTGCTAGTTTTTCAGCTGCTTGCTCTGCTTTCTTGGCCGCTGCCTCTTGTGCTTTGGCCGCCTTACTAGCTTCTTCATTAGCCTTGTTAATAGCCTCATTATTGGTAAGACCATTCTTAGCATCGTCGATTTCTTTTTGAAGTCGCTCTTGCTCCTCTTCGGCTTTCTTCTTCGCAGCATCCGCCGCTTCCTTAGCCTTAATAGCAGCGTCGATTTGAGCACCTTCTTCTTTCGTTGCCAAACGATCGTTCTTGATTAGCCCAAAGAGTGAACTATCCTCGACCCAGTAACGTCCATCATGGTTAGCCATGTAAGCGGAGTTAGTACCAGGTGCGTTTAAGTTCTTATGGGCTCTAAGACCATTAACATCAACGCCTAGGTCTGTACCTTTGGTCTGTTCCTTATAGCGATAATCTAATAGTGCCTTACCGGCTAAGCCGATAGCGGTTGCTAATGCAAGCCAAGGTCCGGCGGCGGCTATTGTAGCTAATCGCATGAACTTCAATGCACTTGTAATGGATTGAATTCCTGTGATTGCTATACTAGCTTCTAATCCGAATTTAATAAGACCTGAGATAGCTTCCTTTTGCTCTGTAGCTAGATTGCTATAAGACTTTGTTAAATCGATTGCACCTTGTGCATATTCCATAACCACCGGTAAAAGTTCTTGGCCAATCATAATAGCCAATCGCTTGCCGGTCTGTTCCATATCTTTCAACTGACGATTAAAGGCAGCGGACTTTTTAGCAGCTTCATCATCAATGATGAGCCCCATTGCTCTTGCACGGTCCTCGACTTGCTTCATGGCATCTGCTGACATATTCAGCATTCCGTGAAGTTGGTATCCGGTTTTACCGAATAGTTCCATCTCAACCCGTGTCTTTTCAGCACCGTCCTTCATGTTCCTTAATCGGTCTTGAATGATTTTGAACACTTCAAGGGTATTCTTACCCTCAATCTGATCAATGCTAACACCTAGCCGGCTGAACATATCAGTCGCTAGTTTACCTTCTGCGGATGCAACTTGCATTTTATCTTGTGCGTTAGATACAGCCTTCGCAAATTTAGCGAACGCTACAGTACTAACGTCAGTAGCTACACCCATATAGTTTGCAACGGAGAGGAATGTACTAGCCTGTTCAGCGGTCGCACCCGTTAAGGATTGCATCTTCTTTACTGATAAATTCCAAGCTAGTGCCTCTTTAGCGAGTTTTGAACCTAGACCGGCAAGACCGGCACTCGCACCAATGGCAAACATTTCATTCTTTAACTTTGAAAGCTCTGCAACTGTTCCCTTAGAGGTAGCGGCGATTTTCTCTAAACCGGCTTTTGCATTCTTATCGGTCAGTTGCACTACGATATCTACTACGTTATTCGACATCCTTATTCATCGCCTCCATTTCTAATCCCTCCAATATCCACATAAGACTAAATAACATCGGATTTAGATTAATGTTATTAATCTCGGCCACTGTACGTATAGCCGGATAATCAAACCCGGCTAGTCCGCCTGAGTGGTAATTTCTTTGACTGCGTGATAGGTTATACAGTTTCATAGCCAGTTTTGAACCGAATAATAGGCGTGGTGGGTTAAAGTCACACTCGGAGCAGTCGAAGGACTGCTTTGTAGCGGTTTGTAATTCCTTACATCCCTTGCAGTACTTCGGCCTATCCGAGGACATCCACCTCCACGCCTCTTCTAGTTTTTTTCTGTTTCTTCTTGTAGTTGGTAAGTTAATGTAATGACTTCACCGGCGAAGTTCATTGCATCCTTATCACTTACAGTATTGAGTTGTTCGTCTGTGAGTTCATACACATCTGTTAAGATGAAACGCATAATGTCACGACTACGTACAATAGATGCAACTTGATCATCAACATCTACTGGACAATACACGAAGTCTAGACCGGCTTTGATTAATGCATCACGTTCAGTCCATGTAAGGGCTCTTGGTTTTAATTCTTTACCTTGAATATTCATAGTTACCTCCTAATGAGTTAGATTAGTAAGATGTTTGGCTATTAACCAATTCAAATACTACTGCAGATTGACCGGCATCATCGCCATAATATGCTTTGAATGGAAGTTCAATATTTACGCCTTTAGGACCATCGATACCAGGAGAGTTACGTTCGTAAATCAACTCAGGTAACTTAATAGTCAAGGAGTTAGTACCTTTAGTAAGGGTTAATTCCAAGCTAGATTCAGTACCATTTACTGCTTTATTTAATAGGTCCATGTTTTGGAAGAATGCTTTAATCGTGCCGGATACGCCGATAATACCTGTATCGATGTAAGTACGGAAGCCTTTGCCACCGATAGCATAAGAATCACCGTCCAAACCGAAGTCAATGTCAAGGCTCATGGACAATACATTAGCTACAGTTACGCCACCTTCTTTTATGGTGGCTTCGAGGTTTTCAAATGGAGTAAATGTAATAGACTTAGGTGCAGTATCGAAGGGTACCGCCGCCATAGTTTCTTTACAGCCCATCACATCGATAGATGCAGTTAATTCAGAGTCACCACCAAAGTTTAAAGACATTTTATTCATGCGTACGCCACTGAATTGTTGGTAAGTACTAATGTCCTTATAGCCTTGTTCAAAGGTTGCAGATGGCATATCTGGACCGATTTTAAATACGTGTTTCTTGGCGGAACCTTGAGCTGTTGTAGTTGGAGCACCAAAGCCAAGCTTTAACCAATAGCCAAAGCCCAATACATCAACTGGTGGCACGATGCTACCAGATGTATCGATATTACCGCGACTAGGTGCCGCCGGATTACGTGTACCTCGAATAACAGAGGAGTCATTCAAGTTTTGGCTAGCCTTTAAGGAAGAACTGATGATAGGCATTACCACGCCACCGGTAGATGGTGTAGTACCGAAGTCAGTTTCAAAGGCCATTGTAAGAGAAGATTGTGCACCTTGTGCACGTTTAGCTACTGCCATGTTTATCCTCCTAATATTCAACATTACCGCCAATTACATGCGGTATCTCTATAGTGAGTGTGGCTTTTCCCGGATATACCGGACGCCACGAGATATTGTCTGTTTCATAGTCAATGTTAATGACAGGATAGTTAGGGTTAACTGCCATGATACATTCGATGAGTAATTGGCCAAGTTCGTCACACTCGAACGCTCCTGTGTATTTCACTACACGTCCTTCACGTTCCGCCTCAACTCGTACTATTCCCCATACAAGTTGGAGTGTGTAAGAGTATGAACTAGCCAAGCCTTCGGACTTGTTATCCATCATGATGATCACGCACGGACAATCCTCTTCAAGAGGTGCTCCCGCATCATCATAGCCGATGTAAATAGTTAAGTCCTTTCCGAAGTGTTTCATGCAGTAGTCGGTAATCTTCTGATTATCCTTAACCGCTTCCGCCCATCTGTTAGCAATGACCGCTAGTGGAATAGTTTGCATTGCTACCTCACTTTATATGCCCGCCTGCTTGACGCGAACTGAGTGCTTTTGCCTAGTGCATATTCACCGATTTTAGCTTCAAGGTAAGGTACCAACTTAGGCTGTAAGGATGTTTTCATTGGACCAAACGTTTTACGAGGTTTAATCCTAAATGATGTTTTACCTTTAGCAAGTTGAAAGCCACCGGCAAATAATGTCCTACGCATTGGCTCTGTGATTTGTTTTGTGTAACCACGCTCAATCTGTTCGCCTAACCGTTTAGCAGACGATGATAACCACCCTACTTTTACTGATTGCGACCTGGCGTCGTATTGGTACCCAACTGCCCGAAACATCTTACCGAGTGGAGTGTATCCAACAGTGGTTTCCTTTACGCCACCGGCTATAAGTTGAGCTCGGGATTTAAGCCCCCATCCTTCCTTATACGCCTTGCCGCCATCTTGATAGGCACGCCTTACTTTAGCGCCAAATGCTGCCTCAAATTGAGCCCTCATTGTAGGGGGCATGAAGTTAGCGTATTTGTGGCCACCAGGTGAGCCGGATTTAATTCCGGCCTTAATTTCCTTCTGCATCATCCAACCGACTGACTTCATAGCTTTCCTTGTCCAATCCGGTTTAGTCTTAGCTATAAATTCAAGATAAGGTGTAGCAGTGTCAGTGATGGTAATTGGTGAATTACTCATGGTCTTACCGTCCTAACGTTGGCCACAATTTCAAGACAGTGCATTTTAGCGTCGCTATCGGAGATATGATCTACATACCACTTCTTACCATTGATGTAGATAACATCTTTAGTCTTAGGTAGTGGCACATCCTTAGTTCTAACCCATACCTTAGCCTTATCAGCAAGGCCAGTTACGAACCCAGAACCTTTACCGTCATACTCACCGATTTCTACACTAGCCTTAATCTGCTTACCTTCGTATGTTATTTTTTCGCCAAATACATCGAGTAAGGCGCTTTCATCATAGGTCAGCATATGTTATACCTCGTAGAGTGAATGCGGCCCGTGTGGACCGCATTTCATTAAAAATACAATAGTTAGTTTTTCAACATTACTGTAACAGTATCTTGAGTTGCAGTCTTAGGTTCTACTGCGATACCCAATGGTTTACCACCAGTTTTAGCAGCTTTACCAGAAGCGAAGTTTACTGCGTCACCTACAGCGTATGTATCAGATTTATTAGCGTCTACTTTGAATACGCCAGTTACTTTTAACGCACCCATTTCGTCTTTCTTAATATCTGTTACTGCTACGCCGTGAAGTACGCCTGCTTCTACAATGTCACCAGCTTTTACATCCGCTGTTGCCACGTAGCTTATTCTATCTGTTTCGTATACGAATTTTGCCATATGTATTTACCCCCTAATTATTTACCTGCGTTTTTGAATACACCACGGAAGTCAAGAGCACTTACGCCACAGTCAAATGCTACTTTGTATTCGATACCGTCTACATCGAAGCCTTGGCGAGTTTCAAGACGTGGAGTTTCAACACCATTCAAGTAAGTTACTTCAATAGTGTCATGTTGAGATGCGTCAGCTACTAAGTACCATGCATCTGGATCAGTCAATTCCGCATCAGCTACAACTACGAAGCGACCTTTGTAAGGGTTAACTACACCGGAGTTTACACCGTCTACTGCTGCAGTAGAGTTAACGATTTGGTATGCAGTCATTTCGAGTTCTGGAGGAACTACCAAGTATTTAGGTGTGATGTTAAGAGTAGCATCACCAGTAATACCTTTTTGACGGCGCATAGCAGTGATTGCTTTAGCGATTGCTTTAACGGACAATGCTTCACCAGTTGCAGCAACGTTACCATGTTTAGTGTCAAACAAAGCTACGTTATCTTGCATTTTAACGTTACCAGTTAATTGAGCATATACCATTTTGTTTACCAAACGTTTCGCAGCGGAACCGTATTTAGTAGCAATTTTGGAGAACAAGCCCAAGTCATCATTGATGATTGCTTGACGAGTTAAGCTGAACAATTTACCATAAGTAGCTACTTTGGTACGAGCAGATGCTTCACCTAAGAAGTCTTGTTGGAATTGGCCACCTTCTGGAACTAATTCAAGGTTACCTGCTTCGGACAATGCTACGCGTGCAGCCTCTTTGAAGTCACGGTTAGAGCCTTTACCTGCCCAAATTTGGTAAGTAGTTTCAGCTTCATTGAAGCCTACCATTACAGATTTGTTAGCGAGGTTAGCCATGATAGCAGGGAATGTAGATGTAGAGTTAATAGCTTGACGAGCCAATTCCATGTTATCGCCAAAGTTAGCTTGCAAGCCTTCACGTTGCAAGGACTCACGAGCTAACTCAACCATAGAGTGACCACGTAATTCTTGTGCACCTGGTGCAGCATCTGCTACAGGGATACCTGCTGCCATTAATACTGCGTCTTGTGCAGCTGCACGGAACTTATCGGATTCAGCTTCGCCCATTGTTACAGATACGCCTTTATTGCGTGCACGTAATTGGTCCATTACCATTGCACGAGCTTCGTCAACGGATACGCCCATTACGATTGCTTCGTCAGCACCTTCTACATCGAAGTCACGGAACAATGCAGTAATTTCGGAAGTACGTTTACGCTCTTGCTCCATAGCCTTTTGAAGGTCCTCTTGTGTGATACCAGTTTCTACTGGTGTAGATTTTACTTCTTGAACTTCTAAAGTTTTTTCTTGATCCATACGTGTGTTATCCTCCTGTGTGTCAATACTTGTATGAATTTCTTCAGCACTACGTCCCACGCCAACAGTAGGGTCAGCCGGAACAGATACAATACTGATTTCTAAAGGTTCCCAATCCGTTACTACATAAGCCGGACCATTAAATCGACCGTTAGTAGATTTGGTATCTTCATCTTCCAATACCTCATATCGGTAGATTGCATAACCTACGCTTACACCTTGTAGCGTACCGGACTGTACCTTTTGGAATATTGTTTCGGATTGTTCATCTGTGTCAAAGCGTACTAACGCTTTACCGCGGTTATCTTCTAGCCATACCTTCTCGATATGACCTACAACTGCGTCACGATCATGGTTAAACAATACCGTACCTAAGCCATTGGAAAAGCGCTCAAGGTTGATGCACTCTTCATCGTGGCAAAGGATTTCATCGCCGAACCAACGGCCATATGGCGTTTCGGAAGAGAACGATAATTCTACTGTCCGACTATCGGTATCGACTTGATCAATAGTAGTTTCTCGACAGTAATTGCCAAGAACACTACGCTTTTGATGTTCACTCATTACTAGCCATCAGCTCCTTCCTGTGTAGTGTCATCATCACCCATCGTTAGCAGTTGCAACTCACTGGAATAATCTAGTAACACCCCGAGCTCCTTGGCTCTATCTTGTTCGAGTTTCCGTTGTTCAAGAACTTCTTCCCAATCACGTCCAGATGATGCGCACACATCCTCTAAAGTTGTAAGACCGGATTTAATAGCCTCTTTATTGGCGTTAACTTCCTTAACAGGGTCAATCCATGACCACCCTGGAGCAAGCCAAGCTACCTCTTGGTATTTGTCCTTGTTCGCTAAGTAGTCAGAAGGTAATTCGCCTGCTAAGTAAAGGGCGTCAATAAAGGCTTTCCAAATCGGCATACAGAAGTGTGTGATTACAAATTTCTGCACTTGACGGAATGTCTTTTGGTCCTCTAACAAGTTTTGCCTTGCAGCTGAGAAATTCCCAGATATATTACGCGCTACGATGTCAGCGCTCATACCAAGACCGGACGCTACGCGTCTAGTCTGAGTTGCTGAATATTCGCTTGCAGTACCAGCGTTACGCTTAGGGTCTGCAAACTCGATGGACTCACCAGGGCTTAGGTGTCTAACCATACCTGGTGCCATTGTGATATTAGGTCTGCCTTTGCTATCTCTTGGTAGCATAGAGGTTTGTCTTGCGGAGTTTTGAGAGGTTACAAAAACACTGAAGCACGCTGCAACTCGTGCGGCGATTAGATCAGCATCCATGTACTCGTCGATATCGTGAATCCTACGCAATACTAACGCCAATAAGCTTATACCCCTAATCTGAGATGGACGTTTAGGCTTGAATAACAAAAAGGCTTGGTCTGTTGTTAACCGAACCGTATCAAAAGAACGTAGCCCCATTGGGTCTGTTTGGCTTATGTGGTACGCTACTGGTCTACCATGTTCAGTAACTTCCACACCGTTGATAATATTATTCTTGCCGTTTGTGATACTTACTGCACCAATGTTCTCAGCCTCTATCAACTGAATGGATAAAGGTAAGTACGAGCCTTGTGAAGTCTTATTAACTAAAATCTCACCGTCATACACCATACGTCTTAGCGCCATTTCTTGTAATTCATAGAAATTAGAAATGCCCCTAATGTCAGCGTTTTCAGGCTCCGCCCATTTGGCCCATGCTTTTTCAATTTTCTTATTAAGATCGTTGTTTAACTTGCCATTGCGGTTTCGCACTTTAGCTTGTGGAACAATTCCCGCGCCGATTACATTCCGTAGCAGAGCAATTACTGCAGCTTCTGCTAAGTCACTGTTCATCTCGGCAGCTCTTGCTCGACCACGTATGATATCGCGTGAACCTGTTGCAAGTTGTTCCGCGGTCCCATACGCTGGTTGCCAATCACTGTTTAGCCTATCCATAGATGCCGCATCATATTGACGTAACGCATCACGGTAAGCTTGGCGTTCATACGCACGTTGTGGACTGACCCAACCGATTACTTTATCAATAATGTTCATCGTCCACCCCATGTCACGAATGCGTCAGCTTGATACCCATTGGACTCTTCATGTACTCGTTGCATTAGCGTTTGTTCACGCGCATAAAGTACAGGTAAGTCAATCGTCTTAAACCGTTTACCACCAATCTGTAACTCGGAATATCCTTTAGTTTCGATATCCTCGATGACTTGGCGCACACGTTCAAGTTGTTCATTTACATCGCTCATGGTTCACCTCCTATCTAAACCAATGGCCAGTATTCCCTATGCCTCCGCTGTAGTCCTCGTATGTTTGGACCTCTTCGGATTCCTCATAAGGTTCTGGCTCCATTAAATATTTAACGCCGGCAATATCTGCTACTGCTGCGTTGTAAGTACATGTATCAAGTAAATGGTTAACAGGATGGCTAGTAAGTGGTTTCCACTGGACTGTTACTGCCCCTGTTTTTACATTTCGATGTTCCTGCTTCTCCTCTGATCTTAGATGGTCTGAGTACTCTTGCGGACAATCTTTGTATAAATGGATCGTGCCATCTTCGTTTATCGGTCTTACCATTCTCGCGAATATAAAGTCTTTCCAATAATCTGTATTCAATACGTATAGCTTTAATCCACCAACAACACCTTTCTCTAATGAAGTCATTGTGTATGGTGCTGTCATCGTAGTATGGTTTGAAGAGCCTTTAAGAGGGATACATACTTCCGGGAATCTTGAACAGAACTGATATACTTCATCTGTTCTAAAGCCGGAGTCAATGCCTGCTTTCATTATTTGACGAGGTTCGCCATACTCCGATGGATACTCTCGATGAATAATGATTTCCTCTAAATCGTCCCAAGTGCTTGCCTGTCCATAATCAATTAGGTAAGACTTAACACCAGGAGCATAGGCCCTTACTTCCCACCAGAAGTGGTCAAGCTGTACGTCTACGGAAGCAATAAGCAATACTGCTTTATCCGGCACAACTCCGCTCGGATATGTAGATTCCGTAAATTGCATATTCTGTGTACTCTTAGTTTTAGCACTTCGCCAAGGTTCTGCTAACCATGAATTAATGAAGTTCATTAACGAGGCAGGTGTACCTTTGGAAGTCTTAAACTCGTACGCAACGTCTCCGAACGTGACCCACGGCGAATATATCGACGATAAGTGATACGAAATTGAGCGGACTTTGCTTTGCGATGCATTTACCGCTTCCCATGTTCCATGTCTTAACATTTCCATTTTGTGCTTATCGTGGATGTGTCCGCCGCAATGTTCACATTCGTAATACGCTGTATCACGTATCATGTCCGCATTATCGTTGTGTTCGTCTGGCCATTTTATCTGCTTAAACTTGAGGGTCTGCGACACTCCGCAATGTGGACATGGCACGTAATACTGCCTGCGCTCATTTGCATTCATGAGCGCCTGCCAAATATTACCCGACTCTACAGTAGGCGTAGATACCATTACTATTTTCTTGTCAACAAACGTTTTAGTACGTTCCTTCGCAAGTTTTATTGGATCCGCTTCCTTACCTGAAAAGGCGGGGTATTTGTCTATTTCATCAAAGAATAGATACTTGATTGACCGGCTTGATAAGCTACTCGGTGAGTTCGCCCCAACCAGTACCATATAATTGCCGTTGTTGAAATCCAATTCAAGTAATTTACTATTCTCGTCAAAATTATCACTAATAGATTTAACCGATTTAATCATCGGTTGTACTCGCTTATCACTAGCAAATTTAGCAATAGTGTCTGTGGGGTATACCATCATAACTGGTGATTGTGTTTGGTCTAATGCATACCCTATCATGTTGAGCTCTGCTTCAGTTTTACCAATCTGTGCACCGAAGCACAGTACAATCTGTTCAATTAGAGGGTCTGTAAATTTGTCCATAGGCTCTTTTAGATATGGAGTTCGATTGGTTCTCCACCTACCTGGCTCTGCGGATATATTAGTTAATACCCTGAAATTGTCAGCCCATTCTGATACGGTGTATCGTTCCGGTGGTTTAAAAGCATCAAGCTCTTCGGGGAACCAATTAACCTTTGGCTCTGCTTTTACCGGTTTTGGCTTCCGGCGTGTACTCGCCTTTGCGCGAGTAACTTTCGAGGTAGTCTTCGGCAACTTCGCTCACCACCCTTTCCACCGTCGCTCGTTCTTCTGGATCAGTGAACTCACTCCCTACTCGCTTACCGAGTTTGATGAGTGAGGACTTTAATTCTAAGATACGAGCAGACCATTCTTTCGCTACGTCTGCACGAGATACGTACTCACCGTTTAACACGTCGAGTAATTTCTTTTCACGAGCAGCTCGAGACTCTTTATAGTCAGCTTCAGCAATTAGCTTTCGTGTGGCCGCTGATTGGTCTTTAGATTTATCCCCCTTGGCTTGGCCAAGATATACGAGAACTTCACGGAGGTTCCACCAACCCGTTGCCGCTTTAGGCATGCCAGATTTGTGGTGTCTCGAAATGATTTCAGGAGTTACTCGAAGAAGGTCGCACAATTGCGCACTAGATACTAGCAAATCGCCTGCGCTATTAAATTTCACACGTGGTTTTTCACTCGTCGCCATGGCTTCTCCTTTCTGTCCTTTGACAATCGACTTTCAACTGTTAAAAATCTCCTACACGGAGACAAATATCGCGCGGAGCCGACCA